TGGAAGCCTGCGGACAATGAGTTCGTGAAGCTGTCTGAAGCGGCTGTGGACTGCCCGCGATGCCTGTCACTAGTTGCCACCGAGGAGCGATTCATCTTCGCTCTGGCGGCAGAGGATCAGGGCAAGATCAACGTGCGACGCATTGCGTGGTGCGACAGAGAGAACCCCGAGGACTGGACTATCAGCGCAACAAACGAGGCCGGTGGCTTTGAGTTACAGACTGACGGCGCTATCCGCTGTGGTATCCGGGTCAGGGGTAGGACGCTGATCCTGACCACTACAGACGCGCACGTCGCTCAGTACTCGGGACCGCCACTCGTTTACGGGTTTCAGCAGGTCGGCAAAAACTGCGGGATCATTTCTGATCGTGCTGTTGCCGCCACAGGCGCGGGCGCTTTCTGGATGGGTCGGGACGGCTTCTACACCTATGACGGCTCTGCCGTCAGAGAGCTTCCGTGCGAGGTCAGCGACAGGGTGTTCCGCTTCATGGACACCTCATTCCCTCAGAACGTGTTTGCGGTGGCGAACGCGAAGTTCAACGAGATCACATGGTTCTACACCAGCAACCAGCAGGCGGGTCAGGAGATCACCGTGGACGGCGAGACGGTCATCAAGAAGGTGAACGACCGCTACGTGACCTACGACTACGCACAGAACATCTGGAGCATTGGCGCGATTGATCGACACGTAGGCGTGGATAGCGGCGTGTTCAACGACCCGATCTACCTCGACCACGAGAACAATGTCTACCGGCACGAGATCGAGAACGCGGGCCACGGCGGTCAGCAGCCATACGCTGAGACCGGTCCCATCACCATAGGAGAGGGCGACGGCGTCATCAAGGCGACTCAGGTGCTGACTGACTCAATACCGGCCAACAGGGTCACGCTTGAGTTCATGACGCGCTTCCAGCCGCAGGGAGATGAGATTACGTTCGGCCCTTACGAGGTGCTGCCACAGACCGATGTCCGGTTCACCGGGCGACAGATGAGAATGAAAGTGAATGTTATCGATGACCCGAGTGGCGCAAAGGATGTACGCATTGGTGACATGCGTGTGCTTGTTGGTGGCGGTGGCAGGCGATGAGTTTGACACCAGAGGAACAGGAAGAAATCCGTCTGGCGCGACTCAAGGGCAACCCAGAACCCCCTCCACCGTATAGCGGCGACACTCACTTATGGGCAGAGGACCTAGACAACTACCTCCGACGCAGGATGCAGACACTGGAGGACAGAATCAAAGCGCTAGAGGCGCAGGCAGGGATAAGCAGACGATTCTATGGAAGCGATTGACCTACACAAAGAAGTCTTACGGGTAAGGCCATTTCTACAGCCAGCACTAGACCTCGGTAACAACACCCACGACTACGTTCACATCGTGAACGGGATACTGAACGGGGTGCTGCAGCTGTGGCCCACAGAGAACTCGGCGCTGGTCACTGAGTTCCACGACTACCCGAATAAGAAATACCTACACATATTTATAGCTGGCGGCGATCTGGACGAGATTAGGGGAATCCACCCCGAGCTAGTCAAGTTCGCCAAGGCCACAAAATGCGACGGGCTGACCCTCAATGGTCGCCCCGGATGGATTAAGGCGCTTGCCGACCTCGGCTTCGCCTCAGACGGATTGAGATACGTTACGCAGGAGTTTAGCGATGAGTAAAGGAAAGGGCGGGGAAACTACGCAGGAGTTAGACCCTGAATTCAAAAAGCGCATTTTGTCGGCCTTTGACCGAGGGGAGCAGCTCTCGAAGATGCCTTACGTCCCCTATACGGGGCTGACGACCGCCGCGCCAAGCGGCGCGACCAAGTCGTACATGAACACCACTAACGACGCTGCAAACCTTCTCGGCGTCGGTATGGCTGGCTCACCTCTGGACGACCTTCCAGAGGCGAAGGAGAACGCTCTCGGGCAGAAGGGCTACTCGGCGCACGACATATATGCCGGTGACCTAGAGAACGCTTGGGAGATGTACCCCGGCAAGATGCAGCAGATCAATCAGATCGTGCCCGGACTGCTCGACGGTCCTGCTGGCTCGCAAACAGGCGGCTCCCAAGGCGGCGCCTCTCAGCCGCCTCCACACCTTCAGCACCTCACGGGAATGTTCCCTCCGGGGTTTGATTACAGCCAGCTGGCTCAGATGTACGGCGGGAGACGATAATGGCGGGACAAGGACAGGGCGCAGGAACGGCTGCGTCAGGCGGTAAGGGCGGAAGCTACGGCGGGCATAAGATGCCAACAAGCTACCCGATGCCCTCTACATTCCCGGTGCCGGGAGGCGGCAACACGCCTAACTACGGCGTGGGCGGTGGCAAGGGCGGTCAGACACCCGGAGGCAAGGGTGGCGCTAAAGCGCCCGGCCTCGATGCCGGTCAGCCTCAGACGCTCCCATTCTTACCTGACGCCGCTCTGCCGGATGAATCTGGCGGTGTGCAGACAATGCCTGCCGCGCCTGCAGGCCCGAATGGGTTTGAGCAGGGCCTCAACGCAATGAATCAGGGTATGGACTGGTTCCAGAACGCTATGGGCATGGAGACCCCGCAGCTGGGAGGCGACTACGGCGTGGGCCAGATTGACGGAAAGAACTACATGGGCCAGATGGCTCAGGCCGGTGGGGGCGGATACACGGCCTCAATGATGACTGCTCCGGGGCGCGAGCTATACGACTACGACCCCTCTCAGGCACAGGGGCAGTCCTACAACGCGGCGCAGCTGTCCGACAAGGACCTGAACGACTACATGAACCCATACACCCAGAACGTCATCGACACGACGATGTCCGATCTGGATAAGGCGCGTCAGCAGGCACTCAACAGCACAGGCGCGGCGGCTACGGCTGGCGGTGCGTTTGGCGGTGACCGTCACGCGATCATGGAGGCCCAGAACAACGCCGACTACATGAATCAGGTGGCAAGCTCATCAGCCCAGCTACGCAATCAGGGCTACCAGAACGCTCAGAGAGCGGCTATGGGGGATGTCAACGCGCTCAACCAGAGCTACCAGTCAAATGCTGGCATGGCGCAGCAGGCAAACCTTGCTAACCAAGCCGCGAACAATGCCCGAAGCCAGTTCGTCGGTGGCACGGCCAACTCTAACGCGATGCAGACGGCTGCGGCCAACCAGTCCGCATCGAACGCAGCAAAGGCACTTGGCGCGCAGCTAAGTGCTCAGGCATCTCAGTCAAACGCAGCGAGTCACAACGCGATGCTGGGACAGCTAATGGGCTACGAGAACGCGAACAACCAGTTTAACGCTGGCATGGATTTCTCAAAGGACCAGTTCAACGCAGCTCAGGCACAGCAGCAGTACCAGAATCAGGCCAACGCCGCTAACCAGTACTACAACATGGGCAACGACCGCTGGGACATGACCAACAACATGAACAACCAGATGGGTCAGGTTGGCAGTCAGATCGACGGCATCAACCAAGGGCTCCTCCAGCAGGCACAGGGCATATGGAATCAGGCACAGGGCTCACCGTTTGAGCGCTATCAGACGATGCTCGGCTCTCTGGGCTCACTGTCGGGTGGCGGCACCTCTAGCTACAACCCCGGAAAGATGGACTACCTCGGGGCCGGTACTGGCATCGCAGGCCTGTTCATGGGTTCAGATATACGCCTGAAGGAGAACATCGAGAAGGTCGCCACGGTTAACGGCATAAACCTGTACTCGTGGGACTGGAACGAAGAGGGCGAGACCTACTTCCCCGGACAGAAGGCGTTCGGAGTGATCGCTCAGGAGATCGCTGAAACGCGACCAGACGCCGTTGTCGAGCACGAGAGCGGATACCTAATGGTGAACTACGGAAGGCTGCCCGAGGTTTCTCGGGCGGTGATGGTGGCTTGAGCATGAATATATTAGAGGACCTCATCAAGAACTGGAAGCAGACCGCCGGTATGGGCGGTCAGGGGTCGCCGAGCATGGCGACTCCCGGCTTCGTACCTCCGGGCATGCAGAAGCCGAATCAGGCTCCCGCGCATCCTCCGATGCTGGGGGCAGGCAACCCTGCGCCCGCGAAGCCACCTATCGACACGAGTTTGGGTGACATGCCGTTACCTACGCTGGACGTACCTCAGACGCCTCCGGCCCTGAATATGATATCTGCGCCCGACCGTCAGAAGGTAGGGATGGACAGCATCCTGCCCGAGATCAAGAGGCAGAGTCAGTTCACGCCAGAGGGCCTGATGGAGATCGAGTCTCCTCAGCGCTCGCGCAAGAGCGGCATGATCGACAAGCCTTGGTACAAGGACAAGGACAATCTACGCATGGGTCTGGCGCAGCTCTCAAACGCCTTCTACGGCATGGGCGGCGGCAAGAACCCTATGGCTGCGATGAACAATGCCCAGTACGCACGCGGCATGAAGAACAAGCAGCAGAACAAGACAATGGACTACATGATCCAGCAGAACCCGGAGATGGCTAAGAAGCTCATGCAGCTCCCGCCAGAGATTCGGGATCAGTACATGGGCGAGATGGTCAAGGCGTCATTCGCTGGCCCCGACAAGGAGTCTGCCTTCGCCGAGAAGGTCAGGATGCTGGAGGCAACTGGCGTGCCCCGCAGTCAGGCTGTCTCTCAAGTTCTGTCGGGTGGCGGCACGAACATCAGCGTCAGCACCGGGGGCGGAGCTAAGCCGTTCGAGTCGAAGATCGGAGAGAACGCGGCGGAGTGGGTTTCTGGCAGGAGTGTCACCTCTCGCGGTAACAGAAGGGAAGCCAATCGCGTGATCGGCGATCTGGAGACCGCTATCGCAAACGGCGAGGCCATCACAGGCAGCTTTGCATCCTACATGCCCGAGTCGATCAGGAACTTGGTGGACGCGGAAGGCCTCGACATGCAGCAGTCCGTCGAGCGCATCGTCCAGCAGAGCCTGAAGGAGACGCTGGGTGCGCAGTTCGCGCAGAAGGAGGCCGAGCAGCTGTTCGCCCGTACTTGGAACCCGAAGGCGTCGCCGCAGGTCAACCTGCGAAGGACTAAGCGGCTTCTGGGTGAGCTTGACGCATACGCGGCCAATATGGACCACATCTCGAGCGGCATGCTCCAGAGCGACGGCAACATCCTGAAGTGGTTGGGAGAAAACCCTCTGGATCAGGGCTCCATCTTCGGTGACTCTATTTACGACATCGAGTACGAGGACGACTTCGACACCGCTGGCATCAATCAGCAGCCAGAGGCCGCACCCAAGACCGGCGGCGTCGTGATGGACGGCAAGACCTACTACTACAACGAAGCCACGGGCGAATACGAGACGGACGACTGATATGGCGAGAGTAACAGACCCAGCGCTGATAGCGCGGCTCGAAGCGGCTCGAAAGGGTCGCACAACGGTCACCGACCCGGAGCTTATACGAAGGCTGGAGGAGGCGCGCAGGGGTCCTGAAAAGACCCTCGCTGGCTTTGGCAAGAACGTGGTCAGCTCCGGCGGTCAGTACTGGGACGAGATCAAGCACATGGTCACGAATCCCATTGACACGCTGGGCAATGCCGCTGACCTCGCTCAGGGCGCTGTTCAGAAGGCCCTGCCAGACGACCTCACGGTTTTCGGCATGAATCCCGATGCCGGGATGAAGAAGCTGTTCGGCAATGAGGAGGGGCTCGCAGAGCAAGTGGGCCAGTTCTACGCCGACCGCTATGGTGGCATGCAGAACATCGCAGACACGGCCTACGAGGACCCTGTGGGACTCCTCTCGGACGTTGCGATGGTGTTCGGTGGCGGTCTCAAGACCGCTGGCAGCCTAGCCAACAAGGTGGGCAAGACCGGCAACACGGCGGCCAAGGCTCTCACCACAGCCGGGAAGGTTGCTGACGGACTAGACCTGCTCAACTCTGGCGTGGGACTTGGCACCAAGGCAGCCGCAGGTCTCCGAGGGCTTCCAGCAGGAGGCGCTGCCAAGTACGCAGTGGACAGCACACTGCAGCAGGCGAAATTCAGCACGACACTTCCAGAGGCGCAACGAGCGCGAATGGCCGAGACGCTGCTGGAGAATAAGCTGGACCCAACCAACCCGAAGTCGGTGCAGGCGCTGGACGGGCTTCTAGACAAGGCGGAAGCCGCCTCCAAGCAGGCCATCGACCAGTTCGACGCAGACGGCGGGATGATCGACGGAATGCCCGCAATAGACAAGATGCGCGGAGTCCTTCGAGACGAGCAGTTCATCATCGGACCAGAGTCTAAGAAGAGACGCAACACCGTGCAGGGCCTTATAGATGCCGGTATGGAGGACCTGCAGCCCACTCAGGGCATGATGACGGGACGACAGGCCCTCGACTCACGACGCGCTGTGGACGCCTCTATCGACTGGAGTGCGAAGGGAGCTAAGCAGACCGCACGCAACGCAGCTAACAAGGCGTACGCCAACGGGCTGCGCGAGCAGCTCGCAGAGTCAGTGAAGGGCTTGGACGGGGTCAACAAGGACTACTCCAAGCTGGTAGAGGTCGCTGACCCGCTCGCTAGGGCTACCGCTAGAAACGGCAACAACAGCGGAGTGCTTACGAGCGCGATAGTCAACAGCGCCGGAGCCGCCACAAGCTTGGCGACCGGGAGCCCTATACCGCTGGCGCTCTCCATTATCGGCAACAAGGCACTGAACCCGGCCATGCGTCAAAAGCTGGCTCAGGCCGTTTTCGACCGATCAAGCAAGGGCAGCAGGTCCATATCCGACAAGGCGCTTGCCACTGAAATCATGCGTGCGATCCAAGAGATTGAGCAATCAACGGGACAAGAGAATGAGCAATAAGCCGAAGCCACTATCTGATACGGAAATCAGGAACGTAGTAAAGACGGCCATCGAGGAGGCTGTGGACTATATCGAGTCCGAAATCTCCCCGGAGCGTGAGAAGGCCATGCGCTACTACGAGGGCAAGTGCGACGTAGGCAGTGAGCCGGGTCGATCTCGTATCGTGTCCACGAAGATCAGGGACACCATACGCCAGATCAAGCCCAGCCTGATGCGCGTATTCCTGCAGTCCGAGCACCCTGTCGAGTTCATCGGCAGCAACCCCGCTCAGGCGCAGGCAGCTGAGAACGCGTCAGAGTACTGCAAGATCATCTTCAACAAGAACGGCGGCTACAAGCTGCTGCAGGACGTGTTCCACGACTCGCTGCTGTCGAAGAACGGCATCGCGAAGGTCTACTACTGCCCCGAAGAGACTCAGGAGATTATTGAGTACGCGAACCTCAACGAGCAGGAGATGGCGATGATCGCCTCGAACCCTGACTACGAGATTCTGGAGCACACCAGCGTTGAGGAGGTAAGCGAGCAGGGCATGCCGTTGGCCTCCCATGACCTGAAGGTGGTCCGCACCACGCAGGACGGCACCATCAAGATGGAGTCCGTACCACCAGAGCAGTTCATCATCGACCCGTCTGCCAGCTGCATCAACGACGCATACATCGTCGGGCAGCGCATGGAGATGACCATCGGCGAGCTGGTTGAGATGGGATTCGAGTGGGAGAAGGTAGAGGGGCTGGACAACCTAGACGGTCGTGCCGATGAGGAGCGCTTCGAGCGCATTGACTACGATCAGGAGCGGGAGGGTGTAGACCCTGCCAGCAGGCCCGTGCTCGTCACTGAGTGCTATATGCGCGTGGACGCAGAGGGCTCTGGGATGCCGCAGAGCTACAAGTTCCTCATGGGTGGCACTAGTTATAAACTGCTAAGCTATGAGCCGTGGGACGACGTTCCGTTCATCAACTTCTGCGCCGATCCGATCCCTCACGCGTTCTTCGGTCAGTCTATTGCCGACGTACTGTTCGCGGAGCAGGACTCTGCGACGGTAGTGCTGCGTGGCATCTTGGACAACACCGCGCTGGTCAATAACCCGCGCATCCAGATACTCGACTCGCAAGTGAACGTCGATGACCTGCTCAACAACGAGATCGGCGGCATCGTGCGCACCAAGTCGCCCGGAGCCGTGCAGCCCATGACAGTGCCATTCGTCGCTGCGGACACGCTACAGGCGCTTCAGTACCTCGACCAGAACTGTCAGGCCAAGACCGGGGTAAGCGCTGGGTCGGGAGGGCTCAGCCCTGACACCCTGAAGGCCGGTACGAGCGCAGCAGCAGCTCAGGCGATGGTCTCGTCTAACACCGCGACCCTAGAGCTGATTGCACGCAACCTCGCTGAGGGAGGCGTTACGGCGCTCTTCAAGCGCCTACTGAAGCTTGTCATCGAGAACATGACGGACGAGCAGATGATGCGCATCTCTGGCACCGACTTCGTGCAGTTCAACGCGGCGCAGTGGCGCCCCGACATGGATGTACAGGTCAACGTGGGTCTGGGCACTGGTAACGAGCAGCAGAAGCTCATGGCGCTGCAGCAGGCAATGATGGCCCAAGAGAAGATCGTAGCCCAGTTCGGGCTGATGAACGGCATCGTGGGCCCGAAGGAGATCGTGAACACGGTCGCCGACATGCTACGGCTCGCTGGCGTACAGAACGCTGACAGATACTTCCAGCCCGTTGACGACCAGAAGGCTCAGGGGCTCATGCAGCAGGCGCAGCAGGCCGCATCACAGCAGCAGCCGGACCCGACTCAGGGCCTCGTTGAGGCGGAGAAGGTCAAGGCTCAGGCGACCATGCAGGTCAAGCAGGCAGAGCTACAGCAGAAGGGTCAGCTCGAAATGCAGAAGCTGCAGGCGCAGTTCTCTCAGGACGCACTGGATAGAGACCTCGAAAGAGACAAGCTCGACGCCAAGATCGCACTGGAGGCTGCATCACTGGACAACAAGGCGGCACTCGATGAGGCCGCACTGTATGCACGTATTAACGCACCGAGGGCTCAGTAATGGACTACGCAAGACTCGCCGAGGGAGTGGAGAGGTTGCGCAGAGATGACACGCTCTCGGAAATTATTTCGGGCATCAAGTTCGATGCCCTAACCATCTTCCAGAATCCACACTCCACACCGGAGCAGATTCTAGAAGCTCACAAGTCTATTCAGGCTGTGGGAACTTTAACGGACGCCTTCGACGCTGCTACAGCAGAGGCAAAAATCAAAGACAGGGAGAGTTAAATGAGCGATCAAGAGACAGTCGGTACCGGAGTAGAGTCATCACCCGCCCGAGACGATCTTGGACAAATGACCGACGAGGCGCTTGTGGAGCGCATGTTCGAGCCACAGGAGGATTCGTCCCCTGTTGAGGAAACTGCCGAGGCGTCAGCCGAGGAGGAGTACGACGACGAGGAGGTGATCGAAGCATCTGACAGTACCCTCGAAGAGGACAGTCACGATGAGGAAGTAGAGTTAGATGATGAAGCAGAGGTTATAGAAGAAAGCTACGACGAAGATTCCGATGAGGAGCCGCAACTGTTCACCGTCAAGGTCGACGGACACGAGCAAGAGGTAACCCTCGAAGAATTGCAGCGGGGCTACTCAGGCCAAGCTTACATCCAGAAAAGCATGCAAAAGGTAGCCGAGTCTCGTAAAGAGGCGGAGGCGATTTTTGCGACGTTAGCGCAGGAGAGGACGCAAGTGCAGCAGGCACTCCATCTACTTCAGAATGGAACCCTAAGCGCTCCGCCCATCGCACCAGATGAGGCGCTCTTCAATAGCGACCCAATGGCCTACATGGAGGCCAAGCTGCAGTACGACCGAGACATCGCTGGCTACAACCAGCAGCTCGACCATCTGCAGCAGCAGGTTCAGGCGAACCAAGAGTCACAACAGCAGGCACGACAGGTTTACCTCGAAAGAGAGACCGAGATGCTTCAGGGGTTTGCCCCGGAGCTGTTTGACGAGCAGAACGGCAAGCAGGCACGCAGTGAGCTTGTGGCATCAGCGGCAGAGGCCTATGGCTTCTCACCCGAAGAGCTACAGCAACTCGTAGACCACAGGCACGTTCGAGTACTTCTTGACGCGGTAGCGTTCAAGAACCTCAACAGTGAGTCTGGCAAGAAGCGGGTCGAGAAGAAGGTCCAAAACAAGGTTGTCCGTGGCAATAAGCGCAAGGTCAACGCCGACCAAGCTGCGCGACGGAAGATGAAGCAACAGCTCAAGAAGTCCGGAAGCATCGAGGACGCAGTGGGCTTAATGTTCGAGTAACTTTTTTATATAACTTTTTAGAGGATTTTTATCATGGCAACAATCGGAACTAGCTATGGCGGCGATCTCAATCGCCCCGGTTACACTGACGAGGGTGGTATTACCGGCATCCGGGAGCAGCTGAACGACATCATCAGTGACATCAGCCCCACAGAGACGCCGTTCTACACCAAGTGTGGCAAAGAGAACGCCACGAACACCTACGTCGAGTGGCAGACCGCAGAGCTGCGCGCACCTAGCGCAGACGGCGAGATCGAGGGCGCGGACACTGGATCAACTTTCCAGCCTACTGTACGGGTCGGTAACTACACCCGGATCGGTAAGGAAGGCTTCAAGGTGAGCGGAACCGCTACCGCCTTGAATCTGGCAGGCCGCAACAAGGAGTACGCATACCAAGCACTGCAGGCAGGTAAGGCTCTGAAGCGCGATCTGGAGATGGCCCTGCTGGGTACTCAGGGTCGTGACGCTGGCTCTACGAGCAAGGCTCGTCAGCTGTGTGGTGTGGGTGGATGGATTGCTACCAACACTGTCGGCGCAGCTACCTTCCCAACCGCTGCGGACGGTACTGGCGGCTTCGCCGATGGCACTGCTGCCGCGTTCGTGCAGGCAGACTTCGACAGCATCATGCAGGCAATCTGGGAAGAGGGAGGCACTCCTGACCGAGTATACCTGTCCGCTGACCTGATGGCTGCGGCGGTAGAGGTCCTAGAGGGCAACAATAACCAGCGAAACCAAGTAGCACCCACGAAGGTTAGCAATAACGTCGTGCGCTACCAGACACCGTTCGGTGAGGTATCGTTCGTGCCCGATCGCTTCATGCCCGCAGGCTCTATCTACGTCGTAGATAGTTCGAAGTGGAAAGTGGCGACCCTGCGCGGTTGGAAGCAGACCGAGCTGGCCCAAACTGGCGATTCAAAGCACGGTCAGATCGTTGGCGAGCACACGCTCGTGTCGCTCAACGAGAAGGCCTCCGGCCACATGGCTACCTATGCAGCAGAAGCTGCAGAGTAATAGCTAACCCTATGAGCCTCCCTTCGGGGAGGCTTTTCTATGCCTAGTAAAGGATGACTACATGAAGGTTGCAGGGAAGTTAGAAATTCAAAGCGATGGGTCTCTTCTCCACGTTGAGAAGTTTTCCGACAGCGCGGCGTATAGCGCCGCAGAGCAGGCCCGTGCCATTGTTGAGCACAAGGGCGGCAAGCTCCTTGACTTTGTAAGCGAGGAGTCCACGCCACAGTACAGTTATCCGCTGTGGATGGAACAGAAGTGGGCCTCAGAGTGGGGCCTACGGATGGATGATCCTGCGCTCGAAGAGGTGATTCAAATAGAGTTGAATAGCGGCCTTTACGAGCACTTTAGAATTTAACGAAGCGGCGGTGCGTCGTCGAGAGCCTTCTCAGGGTCTCCACCGAGGCGTCTAACCTCGTCTTTTAGCACCTCGACTTGGTAGTGATACCCGGCGTTCTTTGCTATTGAGAACGACAGCGCGAGGTGTACGTCACCGTCCGCTTTATCTATGTAGGGCTGCGAGTCTATAACCATGATTACTCCTTTAGATGTTGCGCTTACGATTGTTCTGATGGACCCTCACGCCACGCAGAGCGATAGGGAATATCCCACCATACCCGAAGATATCGTCGCTCCAGAGGCCATTGTGGAGCCCCTAGAGGGTGTTCCAGATGAGCCCGAGGACGATATTTGTGCCAATATTACGGGATATAACCCCGCCTGCGGGAACCCGGTGTCGGTGGAGTGGATTGAGTTTGGCACCGCGAGGCCTATAACGTATTCCGGGGCGCAGTTCGGCTCTGATGGCACGAGCAGCAAGCAGTTCTATAACGTGCCTGCAGCTGGCATCTTGGTGCATGACATGAAGATGTCGAACGAGGCCGTAGAGGGGTCGGTGGCCTTTGGCCCGTCGGGGAATATAAACGGCGTCAGTCTCAGGCTGTGGTTCTCCACCTCGCCCGACGGTAACGCGGTGAGCGCTGCCTGCAGCTATGTCGGGTACGCAGAGGCCAGAGTCAGTTTCAGCACCGACGGATCACTGGCCTGTAACTTAGCACCCGGTAGTCAGTACTATATGAACCTAGCCATCTGCGCGTCACCAGAGCTTAATAATGATCGCTACTGCAGCCCGACCTCGACGGCGCCTGAGAACGGCCACCGTCTGGTGATGAGTCCTGATTATTACTGAATTCCCGCGGCTGTTCCCACGTGGTCTATTAAAAGGAGGGTACTCTCTGGTTCACATCCTTGTGATACCGC